ACCTTCATTTCATTATCATCATTAGGTGCCAACATATCTTCACGCACACCCATTTTGTCTTTTAAATCTTTAAATAATTTCATAGCATCTTTCTCCTTTGTGCCTTTCATTACGCCTTGTCTGAAATTGTTATAATCATTCTTACTAGCAAATTCCCTCATTTTGGAAGCAGAAATACTTTCATCTGACTTTTCAGAATCTGGATCCCTATTTCCTGCACTTACTACATTTACTGTATCAAAATTATAATCTTTTCCATTATATTTGGTAATTAATTGTTTAAACTCCGCTACTCTATCACTCCCAGCAATCATATAAACATCCGTATACTTTTTATCAAATCTATTTGTCAGGATTTCCATAAAGGTTCTTTCCCTACCTGTAGCAGCATTGATTTGAATTTTACTTTTGTATATCGCTTTAATAACTTTTATCTTGTATTTTACATCAAGTGGATTCCTTTTCTTATCTTGTGTCGCACTTACATATAAAACTGGTTTACCCTTCACTCGTTTTGCAATGGTTAAAACTCTTTCTATTAATTTCTGGTGACCATAAGTAGGTGGATTGAATCGACCAAAAGCAAACACCACAGGCTGTTTTTTGCCTGTTGTCTTTGATAATATTTCTTTTAATGTCTTCATTGTTTAACCTATCGTTATCGCATACATTATAACTAATCTATCTCCAACCCCTGGAGCTGTTCCCATAGTTAATGTGGTACCAGAATAAGTAAAATCTGATGTAGATTCTTGATGTACACCATTAAGAAATACAAAAAAATTATTTACCTCTAAATCAGCAGCAACAGTAAAATCTGTTGTATTACCATCACCATTAGCTACAACTTTAGACCAAGGACCTCTACGAATATCCGTAGAACCTACCCATTTGCCACTTGATGATTGATATTTTAAAACTTTACCATCTACTTTAGCGGTTGTCCTGTCAATATCATCTAAAAATTCTAAACGAACTTCACCACCACCACTAGAACTTCCTAAAGCTAACTGTCCTATTTGCTTCTGTAAAACATCTAATCGCATTTTTAACATTCTAATTTCTTCTGCTTGTGGTGTTTGTTCCACTTGTTCAACATTAGTTGTCAAAAACTCAACTGTTCTGTCAATAGTGGTTGCTTCCTTTTTAACTTCTTTTTTATCTGCCTGACTTCCTACTGGTTTTGCTTTCTTCTTTGGTTTTTCTTTAGGTGTAACTTCTTTAGTATGATTTGCATAGTCAGCACCTATCTCATATGCTTCTTCTTCAGGTACTTGTTTTGCTTTAAAATCATCAAGTTTAACTTTCTCTTTATCCGCTTCCTGTGACAATTCAGATAATAAATCTTTAAGACTAGGTGCAAGATTCAATTTTTCATCTTCTTTCTTTACAGCAGCCTGAATTTTATCCGCTTCTGTATTTAAACAAGTTAATAAATTTTGTACATCTTGATCCATTATCTTTTCCTTTTCTTCTCTAATTCTCTTTTCATCCATTTTTTCGCAATATGATTATCCATAGGTTTTTTAACTAATTTCAGAACCTGCTTATAAACATTCATTAATACATCTTCTTTTACATTATCATTATCAACTATAATCATATTCTTTTGTCCAAATATTCTTTGGAATTTTCCTATGTTACCTTGTATTGTTTTCCAACTTTTTTTCACCAAGTCAGGATCAACTGTTCTATCTCTAGTAGCATTTCTTGTTAATGCAACTTCCAAACTAGTATTAACATATATCATATAACAATCATACCCCATTTGTTTTAATAACGCCATTGGTCGTGCAATGTTATTATAATCTCTACCTGTACTATCAATAACTAAACCTAAACGACCTCCAATATAACCTTCTAAACCTTTTTTTGTTACCTCTTTTGCTCTTGCTCTAATTTTATCTCTTGGTTCTTTTTCACTTGCAGGCATTTTTAATGACAAACCTGCTTTCTTTAAACCTCTTTCAAAAGCAGCGTCTGAATTAACATTTTTTAATCCTAAACCACCAGTAACTTTTCGTGTTACATAAGTCTTACCAACACCAGGACCTCCTGCGAGAAAAAATGCTTTGAAAATACCTGGATCATATAATCCTTCTTTTATTAAAAAGGGTATCATTTTAATTTCTTTTCAAATTTATGGGACCTACCCTTATGTGTTATTTTTTTCTTCAAAATACCTTTAACTATTTTTTTATCAATATCCACAATCTTTGTTTTATCAATAAAATCACTCGTATAGCTCAAAACTCTTTCTCTATACTTTCTATCACCAACAACAACTAATGGAGCTTCTTTAATTTTTTTTAAAACTTTTTCTTTATATCCTTTTACTCTACTCTTTTCTATACGACCTCTATTCTTTTTTGCATCCTCAAAACCAACAATCTTACCATCTTTATGAGAAGCGTCTAAACCATCCTTGTTACCATATGTACCTTTATCTCTATTAAACTTTACCAATTGAGCACGGTATGCTCTGCGTTCAGGTGAAGATTGGAATTTTTCATATTCTTTTTTATAATTTCTTCCTTCTTTTGTAAAATCTTTCTTTATTTTTGCAATTACTCTACCAAATCTTCCTAATTTAGATGGTTTATTTTTAGCACTTCTTCCCTCTTGTGGATTATCTTTTATCAATCTAACTTTTAATAATGGTCTATCATTTATAGTAATATCACCTTTATCATTCGTACTAATCTTTTTCACTTTGATAGGTTTATTCTTAAACTTACCACCTTTTACCGTGTCACCAATTTTAATAGGAATAACAATATCTTCCTGAAATTTTTTAAATGTCTTATTCATTATCCTTTCCAATTTTTAGCTGCGGTGAAATTCTGTACACTAAATTCCAGCCTGTCAACCAATTTGACTGCCTTTCCTTTTTTATCTACCGCAACATATCCTTCTGGATTTGTGGCAACTAAACCCGTTGGTGTTGTTTTAAATGTACCAATTGATTTAGCTTTGTTTAACTTGTCTATTAACACTTTTTTTGCCGTCTGTAAAGTTTTATATGTTGCACAAGCAAAGTATATAGCTCCTGCATTTTTATCAATGAATTTAAGACCATCATCTTGTATAACTTGATATTTCTCTTTTGTTTCGTCTTTCTTTACAGCGTCAACCTCCTTTTGTGTTCTCTCTTTATAATATTCTCTAAATTGTGCTGCCGTATCCTTTGTACTTGGTAAATCTGTAGCAGCTCTTATAAAAGAATTAAGATATGTTTTTAATTGAACACCTACGGACAATGTATTCTTTTCTGTTTTAATTTTGTTCAACAACTCTTTTGATTTTTTTAATGAACCTTGAGCCATATTCAATGTCTTTTGAAACTGTTGTGTTTCACCTATCGTCATTGTTGAATTACCAGAAACATCTTTGTATCTAGCATCATCAAACCATACACTAGGTGAGCGTCTTAACTTTGATACATTTGCACCAAATTTTGCTTTAAGTTTATCAAACTTAGCACCCTTGTATGTTGTATGAAACACTATACCTAATTTACTTTTAACAATCTTACGACCAAGAGGTGTATTCTCTGGCACCATATAAACTATCGTATTAGGTTTAAATGATATCATTTGTTCAGATTTACCTGATGATGTTTTATATGTTGTCTTCTTTTTAGTTTTATCAAGAAACATTAAATCACCTTGCAGTACTTCTTTCATATTTAAACCTGAAAGATATGATAAGCATTCCCTTAATATGTTCTGCAACTCACCTGTATGATTATTTCTAATATCATTAATGTTATGGTTAATCTTTGGTGTTTTATTAAATACTGATTTAGTACCTACAAAAAACTTACCGTTGTCAGGATTTGGTCCACAGATAATAGCAGGTGCTCCATCCCACTTTACAGTTACACTCACTTTTTTACTTGAACTTCCAGATAACATATCAGCAGTAGCAGATAAAAAATTCACAGCGTTAAGACCTCCCTCATAACCATTGTTGATGATATCATCTTCCAAATGCTCAAGGTGTGTATTCTTGTCTTCAACAAGCATATCTGGTGCATAATCTTTATATTTGTTCATATTACCACTTTGGAGTTTTTATAACCGTATAACCTGATATTTGTAAACCTAAAACATAAAGTATAGCTGATATACCTTTTTGTGCATATTCTATAAGTTTGTCCATAACTCTTTTTATTACATTTTCATAAAAACCTTTAACTGTATTAACAATTTTATCTTTTATGTTACTAAAAAATCCTTCTTGAAGCATTCTTTGTTTAAGCATATCATATTCTTCATTTAAAATTGTATCAAAATCTTTCTCTAAATCATAACTGGCTGCTAATCCAAGTTTTGGATATTTACTTCTTCCACTACCTTTAAAACTTACACTAACTTTATCACACAAGTTAGCATTAGCCATTGACCATTTATGTACACCCTCTAATTTTTTTACTCCTTTATTATGAAAAACTAACATTTTATTTGCAACCGCTGTAATTGGTCCTGCATAATCACTACCACCAATAGCCTTGCCTGTAAATTTATACATTCCAGAAGCTGCTTCATACACTACCCATTTTTTTAAAGATTTGTTATTTGAAAACCAATTTGAAATCGTATTTTGCCAATCAAGTGTATCCATAGATGTTTTTATTAAATCAGCAACTTGTGCTTTTAATGCAGGTCCTGCCAAATCTTTTTTATCCACACTTTTTAAATATTTTTTACTAACGGTTACATCTCCAACTTTCACACCCCCCTCCATATAATCAGCAAAATAAGCATCCAATTCATTTCTTGATATCTGAGCTTTAGGATCAATAATATTATCACCTTTTACCATTGAAGTAGCACCTAATAATCCTAGTTCATCTTTCATATGCTTTTCAATATCACTATCTTTTATACTTTTATCATTAAGAATTTTTTTAATTTCGTCTGCTCTTCCACTTGCTTTAGATACATACCATTTTTTAAAATCACCTTTTCCTTTAGACACTTCAACATTTAAATCATTTCTTGAAGCCTTCAGCATTTTATCATTTAAAATTTTAAATATTTCCTTAAATTCCTTATCATTTGCGATATTTTGTTTTTCATTCTTTTCATAATGTTTGATTGCTCCTACAATCACACCGTTTGCTTCACCTGACTTAGCACTCATTAATTGAGCACCTTTTCCTGAATCACCAGATTTTTTTAATGAAAATCTAAATTTATTACTACCATATAAATCTGTTTTAGGAGTTGTGTCTGAAGCGGGTTTTGGATATTTTGTTTTTGAAGAACCGGCACCAGAATGAATCATAACACCACCTACATTAGATAGTTTACTGTCATTTACGACAGCCGTTCCGGTGTTTTGTAGAGATTTGCTGACTTTTTTCCAATTACTTGGACTTATTCCTGCAGCTTTGATAGGATCTTTATGATTTAATTTCTTATTATAAGCAACACAAATTGCCATTTCAGTATAAGTAGCATCAGCTGTTGATGCTTCTGATAGATATTGCTTAGTTTCGTTTAAAAATGTTTTAAATTCCTTCGACATCAATACTCCCATGTATAGTGTTGTTTATACTATAAA